AAATTATTGTTAAGAAGTTTATGCGGATTAAAAACAAATTGGGAAGATATTGGATTATCTGCTGAAAATAAAGGTACGATTATCGTGTTTAGTAAAAATGAATAAATTTAAGGATTTCTATATTAATAAATGATATTATGCTCTCTTATACTCTTATACTCTTATACTCTTATACTCTTATACTCAGCAAACTAAAAAGTTAACCTTAATATTGTTGTCAGCTCCACTGGCAACAGCAAGAACAAATGAACCCTCATTAACAGCAGTAAGTCCAAGAATTGGCAATGGTCCATTGACAGAAGGATTAAGGAATGACAACAGTATAACGGAAGAAGCATGCACTTTGTCATTAGTAACAGTAATAAGATTGTTAAAATTTCCAGTGTTTAATGCAAGATTAGTAATTGATAACACTCCCGATGCAGAGTTAAGAGTCACTGCGCCTGCACCTGCAGTGCAGATGCATGAAGCTGTCTTGTCACCGAAGTTCAAATGACCTTGAACTTCCAAATGATGTTCAACCTTCGCATGTCCTTCAACACTAAGATCTCCCTTAACTTTCAAATCATCGTGACCCATTGTTTTGATTAATGTGTGGTGTATATAATATGTTTATATTTTTTCTTTATGTTCTTTATTGTATTCTAAAAAATGCATTTTACAATTTAATTTAATTATTTCTTAAATATAAGAATTATAATAATTATTTAAGAATGTCTACAAAAATTAAGGTCAAATGCCAAAATACACATTATCAAGATCATGCTCAGGAGCAATCTCCTGAGCATGTTCTTGATTTTGGTCTTAATAGTCAAGAGCAAGAGCAAGAGAAAGATCTAGATACTCAACAAAATAAAAATAAAAAAATTAAGCTTACATACAAAATGAGTGATTTTGATGTACAATTCATTAATAATCTAAAAGAATGCGGTTTAAATGAAGATATAGCAAATGAATTCAATTTAGCACTTAATAACTATTTTCTTGAAAATTGTAAATACACAATGCATGCATTGTGTCTGTATAAAAGCTTAGTATTTAATATGATGAAAAATAATAAAATGATCATTGATAGTTTGAATACTACTCGTAATTATTATACTGTCGCTGATATGACGTTTTCAGAATTAAGTCCAGAAACGTTTAAAGATGTATTTGAACATATTGAAAGGATTAAGGAAATCAAAAACACTAAAACTGTGTCGACTATAATACAATGTTCTAGATGTAAACAAAAATCAACCACATATTATTTCAAGCAAGTTAGAAGTATGGACGAAGGCATGACTTGTTTTATTACTTGTAATGTTTGTGGCAAAGAATGGAGACAATGATCTAAAGAATACTAAAGAAAAGAAGACTAAAGAAAAGAAGACTAATTATCGTCATCAAAAATAACATCATCTTGATCACCCTGTGTGTTTGCATGTGTCTCATCATCTACTTTGACATTATCTGGTATTTCACCATATGCCTTCAAATTACGAACTTCCTGTGGCATATATTTATGAATTACATCACCTACATTTTTTTCATAATCTCTTGTTCCAATAAGAATAATATCTCCAACATTAATCCACACCTTTTTAGTCATTTTACCTCTAATATGACACTTTCTTTTAATATCATCAAAACAATGAGCTTCAACTTGCGAACCTCCAAGCATTTTTAATACTTGAGCATATTCTTGTCCTTCTTCTTTGAAAAGTAGTTCACGTTTAGATTCTTCATCTGCTGTATTCTTCCCTTTACGTTTATTTTTGCCTCCAGCTCCTTTATTCTTAGGCATTTTGGAAAATCTCTTGAAGTCTTTAGATCTAAAAAGTATTTTAGAAAATTTTTAGCATTTTCTTCTTTAATATATTCGATACTTATATACACAGCGCCAAATATGTCTCATTGTCATGGTAAAACTATCTTGATCGAAAACAAGTCAAAGCATTGTTATCGTATTAAGAACTACAAAATTGAACCTCATAGTGCAGTTGTCGTGAAGTTGCACTACAGTGCTCAGCATAAGACATCACACGTTCTTCATGGACACAAAGATCTTAAATTCAAGTTAGATATTAATGGTCAAATTCATGAACATTCTTCTGACTTGTCTCTTATTGACACACAATATTACATAAATATTGATAAATCTGTGGGAACTGGCACAGGTTTCTACTGGACAGAGACTAATGTCTCGCCAATTTGGGTTGAGCCCCGTACAAGACTCTGCATTCGTAATTAATTACTTCTTTTATTAAAGCATAAATAATTTAATTCTATCATCTGTTCTAACTATTAAATTAATTAATGGTTCAATCTCTTTGTATTCTACTGGATCTACTGGATCTACTGGGTCTACTGTGGTGAGTAATTCATTATACACCTTAAATAAATCGTAATTTATTAAGAAATTAAGTGACAACAATGAAGAATTATCTGAACATATAACATTTAATGCATGACTAATAATATAATTTTCAATATTTAATAGATTCATATATGATGTATTATTTAATGTCATTATTTCATATGTAAAATGTTGATCAGGCTCACATACACTAAATTTTCCTATTCTATTTATAGAAATTCCAAATGACTTCAAATTATTTTTTAATTCTGTAGCCTCTGTAGTCTCCAAGTATTGTATAATTTTAAATAAGACAACATCAATAAATACCATTAAATATACACTTGAATAATTAAGTTCAATTTGTAGAAATTTATCAGCAGTTGATTTAAAAATTTCATCAATCTCTTTGTATACAATTAAATCATTTTCAACCATTAGCTTATATATTTTGTTAATGTGTTTTTTTACTAATTTACTATTTACTTCACAATTACTACTGTTAATACTACTACTACTAAAAATACTCTTCGAGAAATCAGTAAGACTTAATATATCTATATATGATCCTCCTTTAGAAACTTGATAAAAGTTAGCTCTAATTAATTCTTCCTGCTTATCATTAATATCAACAGGACATTTAAGAGTATTGTATTTTAATAATAAATCTGTTAAGAACAACTCATCATATGCAAATATATAGGATCTATTGTTATCAATTGATAACAATTTTTGAATATTCATATTAGACCTTTCAAAATCATCTATTGTAAATGTAAATCCTTGAACACGCTTAAAACCAATTAAACCAGCTAAAAAATCAATATATGTTTGTTCTACTTTTGATCCGCTAGAAATAGTAGTGCTTATCATCTTATTATAAATATTCAGCCATTCTGAATATGCACTCTCTCCACACTGTTTGTAGACTGATCCTTGTGTCTTAAATGTTTTATGCCTTAAATATAATGGAATACCAGCATTAGTCAGATAGAATGGTTCATTACTCTCAGAAAAATTAAGTATATTTATACATTCAGCTAAAGATAAAATAGAATCTGCATCTTTGCAAATACATATGTGGATATCCTCTTCAAGAAGAGGTAATAACCGAAAAAATCGAACATATCCTATAACATCTATTGTTAATGTGGAACATTTGTATTGAATAATATCAATATTTTCATCCTCTTGTAGTTCTTTATATATTTCTCTACATTTTAATGATGTAAGACTTAAAAGATTCTCTAGTTCTTCATGTTCTTTGTCTAATTCTTTTTCATGTTCTTTGTATAATTCTTTGTCTAAAAGAGTATTTATTGAATCATGTACATAAATTCTTATTTTCCATTTATCTACTGGCAATCCATGTTTTAAGTTAAATAATGAAAGTTTAATACTAATTAAATAATCGTATAACATTGGTAAGTTATCGTTTAAAATGTATATTGAGTATACTAAAATACATTGCTTTGTGTTCTTCGTCTCTTTTGTCTCTTGCTTTGCCTCTTTTGTCTCTTGTTTTTTAAATTCGCATATACCTAAATCCTTAATAAAATCAAATTGCATAATATTTTGATTTCTTATAATTCTTGTATAGATACTTTATACAAATAAGGATGTATGATTAATAAGAATTTTATATATTTTATTTATTGTCGCTTGAGAAGGCCCACATTTTAACTTTATTTGATTTTTATCTACTCCTAGATTCAGCATAACTGAGCAGAAAAATATACATCCACACAATATACATTGTGGTTTGTTCTTTGTTAAAAGATTTTCTTTTTCAATAATGTTCAAGCATCTTTTAATCGTGTCAATTGCTCCATTATTATTATTTATTCCAAGAAGCGAACAATACTTATCAACACAATTGTAATATTGCTTATCAGATTTCTTGTAAGCATATTCACTACTATCTTGACTATTAAGCATTGTTTTAGAAAATAAATCATTTGCTCTTGTAATATCGCTCTCATCTATTCCATAAAGTTTGGCCGCATCACTCTTAAACATAGGAATACCAAATGCTTCACATGCTCTCATAGTACATACAGCAACGAGACCTTCTCTGAAATTACCTCTTGATGCACTTGATTTCAAATTTTGATGGATCTCTATCACTTCAGAAAATAATTGCTTTGATCTTTCAATAACATTTTGAGCAATGCCATATTGCTTACCATGTGTTTCAAGTATAAGGTAAACATCCTTCTTACTTCTGTCCTGTGGAGTCATAGCCTTCCATTGCATAACTTGCCTCATTTTAATATATTCCGGATCTGTAGTGTAACCAATTGTCGTCCCAGAAGAAGCGGCGGAATATAATAGAGGATCATTAACAGACCCACATCGTGTTGGATCAGTAAACTTAACATTACTTTCAGAACTAAAGTTGTGCCATTCTGCAGAATGATCAATGATCTGATCTGATTCTTTTCCACATTCTCTGCATATTATCATATTTTGAGAATTAATATTTGAATATTTATTACAATCTGTACAATAATACATACTTTCAATACGATGTTCTATTTGTTTCTGTTGTGTTTCTGTAGCATCCATATATAGAATTTATTTTTAATAGAAAAATCCTAAAATAAACAAAAACAATTTTTTGGGTGGGGACGGCACGTCCCCCATAGCCCCCTTGCTGGGGGAACCTTGGTTCCTCCATAGCCCCCTCCTTTGGTTGGGGGACGTGCCGTCCCCCAAATTTTCCGTATTAAGTCAAATGATAAAAATTAAAATATTTATACAAAGATTATTTCCATGGCAAAGCCAATCAATGACTTTCAGAAACAAATGTTCAGACAAATTGATGAATTCAATAAACAGTTATCGATAGAAAAAGGCATAGAGCGCACTCCCAAATCTCAAATTATATTAGCTGATCTGAATCACTTAGTTCAACAATATAATTTAATTAAATTATATTCTGATTATTTAGGAGATTGTGATTATTTTTTAAATCCAAAGACAAATATTATAAGTGAATTTTGTTATTCTAATGGAATGTATAGAAATGCGCCATATGACATTAATGATCGTCTCAGACAATTGCCTCAGAATGCTCAAATATTTGGATATAGATCATAAAAAATCTTAAAAAAAGGGTCTATATTTGGTTATAGACTCAGGCAAGGGGACTATGGGGAACCTTGGTTCCCACGTGTATCATCTTAGATAAAATAAAGATCAAGTCTTTTCTTCTTTTTGGAAACATTAAAGATCCTCCTAGTCGTGCATTAATTTCAAAAATTTTGATATTGTCATGATGAATCTTAAAATCAATATTACAAATACCAGAATATTTACATGGAATCAAAAATTTCTCAAATACATCAATGTATTTCTTTGTATTCTCTGTACTTGAGAGATCAACTAGAGTTGAACTCTCGATCATTTCATCCGTTACAGCATGTTTAATATAATTACCTTTCTTATTAGGAGTGGTAGTATTAGAATTATTAGAATTATTAGAATTATTAGAATTATTAGAATATTTATATGTTCTAATATGTTTAACCTTACCTTCATCTGCAATAACATATGAGCAATATTCTTCATCACCTTTAATATATTTCTGTATGATTCTATTTTTTGAAATCTTCTTAATGTCAAATTTGCTCTTAAATTTTGTTACTATTATATTTTGTCCGGAACATAATCCATACGGTTTAATAACAATAGTTTTATTTAGTGGAATACCTTTATTAAGATCTGTACATAAGCCACCGCAAGAGTATGTTGTTGGAATGTATATTTTTAGATTGTTCTTAATTGTATACTCATAAAATTTCTTTTTACACATAAATGTTTGAATTGATAATAGATTAGACATTGTTATAATTGCTCCGGTCGGTGTATTAGTATTTTCTGTATTCTTAAGTCTAGTATGTAAATCTATCATATCTTTTTCTGTCATTGGTATAATCACATCAAAATGTAACATATTATCATCAAATGTTATGAAATTTTGTATCTTTGGATAAAGCTCTTTCTCTTTCTCTTTCTCTTGTGCATTTGGTATCAACACTCCCTCAGTAATTAGATCTTCTTTCAAATCACTATTTAATGTTTTAAGCCATCTTTCAGAATTTCCATAGAATGCAATTGATGATGCCATACTTAAAATAAATATATTATAAGTGAATAATAGTAAAATGCTAATAACATATATATATTTGATTTTATAATAGCAGTCACTATTAAATATATAGCCAACATCGTTTGCACTGAAACTATTTTACATTGATTTACACGATTTCTACTATAACTGCAAATAATAAAAAAACTATATGTAATATATGTTAAGATCACAACTAATGGATATTTTGAATATGTTTCATAGATATTGAAAATCTTTATCAAGATTATCAATAGAAAGACATTAATAAGATTAATAATCATTACTACTATTTTTACTA